TCCGCAGGTGTGTACTTCTTGGGAACTGGTATCGTGTCCATACCCAGCTTACTGGCAAAGAAGTCAAAGTTAACTTCAGCGGGTACGTCACCTATGACTTCTACTGGTGCGGGGGTTTCAGGTTTGTAATTGTGCGTGCCTACTACACGAAGAACTCGTGCCATGTCAGCAGGTACTGCGGGATCTATCTCAAGCCCAAACTCTCTACACTTAGCCTTAAACTGGTCAGCTACTACCTTCCACTGCTCTACTGGTATGGACTCTGATAGCCCCCAGTAGACATGTATACCACGCCCTGAGTTAACTATAAGAGGTTCTGGTAGTTCTAACGATACGCGGAACTCTTCTAACCTACGTAGTGCGTCATCTTGTGTAGCAAAGCCTTTACGTTCAGCTACCTTATCTGCGCCAACATCTAAATCTAAAAAGAACGATTTAATATGCTTGGCATCTTCGCCTTTACGAGTCTCCTTCTTCCTGAAGTTACTCATAGCAAAGTACACATCTTGCCCCATACTGTCGTAGTATTCGGTGGCTTCTGCTAGATCATCTACCGAGTCGAAGTATGTTTGCCGTACCCCGCTAGACGTTAAATTATATTGTAGGGCAACGTATACCCCCTCAGTGGGTAACACCCACCGCAAAAATTCTCTTGTATTCATGTTCTGCACCTATTGCCGAGAGACAGCATGGCAGGGGTGTCGGCGCACCCTCTTCGGTATTACCTAGCCATACTGGAGTAGTTATTTAGGACTAGTCATCCCAGTCTTCAATAACTGAACTCAGATCGTCGTCGTCTTTGGGTGCAGGCGCGGACTTTTTAACGACCTTCTTAGGTTCCTCTACTACAGAGGTATCTGGCTCATCACCAAATATGTCATCCGAATCGTCCTCTACTAAATCAACACTGGTGCTGGTAGTGGTATCGGCAAACGGACTTGCGTTTTGTGCAGCCATCTCAAACCCACCTTCTACAACTCCAAACGGAGAAGAAGCGGTCATTGGCTCGTACTTGGTTACTTGAACGCCGTTGATACGTAAGCTAACCCCGTTGTCTCTCATGCTGTAAGGCACGAAGGTCACGGCTATATTGACTGTGCTGCCACTGGTCAACTTGAAGTCAGCGTCTAGTTCGTTGTTTTTAGCGTCGAACTGCTGTGGCTTGCGAGTCTTATCAGTACCGTAGGCACCTTTCAACTTACACTTACCGATGTACATACCGTCATCACCTTTCTTGAAAGGTAGCGGAAACTTATCAGGCCAGCTCTTCTCTTTCTTGAAATCGTAAAACGCCTTCATTGCCTTGAACAATTCCTTGGCCTTGGCTTCGGGCATCTTGAACGACATCTCATATGCTGCACCGTCATCTAACGGGTCACAGGGCATACTACGGTTCGCTGCGTTATCAAACTTGTATGTACGGTCAATACGTGGGTACATCGCAATCACATCTTGAACTACAAAAAAACTTACTGGATCAGTCATTGTTGGTCTCCTTAACCTAGACTATTTATATCGAACCCTTCAGCTTCAGCGAACGGTGAACCCCTAGTGGACATGCGTGGGTCTATGCTGAATGCAATAGCCCCTAACGTGTCATCGTGATCTACCATAAACCGAACCTTCTCAAGCTCATTTTCTTCTAACGGACGCTGCGGATAAAAGAACAGTTTTGGTACAGGACTCCCCTCGTCAAAACTTATCCTCGTCACAACAGCTAATGAGGGAGTTCCATGCCCACTCAAAAACTTAGCGTAGGCTTGTAACGGCATAGTGCCGCGCCCTCGCTCCTTACCGAAAATGGATGAGGCAGGTACTTGTAGCTGGTACACCGTATCCAGCGCGTGCTCTTCAACAACCGCTAAACGCTGGTGAAACGTACAAGCCCTCCCACTTCCACTACCTGACCCTCTGATATTTTGAGTGCAGTCCATACAACGCCCACTCTGTCTCTGATCTTCGGGTACTTCAGGGGCAGGTATCTGGGTATTAGCAGACCAACAGGTTGGTAGCTGTTTAGCTTTAGCATCGTAGTCACCTTTGTAATACGAGCGAGATACTTCCGCTGCATTAACTATCACTACGTCTATAGATCTACAGTTACTACCGGCTTCTTGGCCTTCCATTCCAGAGAACTTACTACCCTGTATACTGATTCGGCGCACTATGCGTCTTCGTCAGCATCAAACTCCGCTGCAATGTCTTCTGGCTGCACCGGCTGGGCGTTTGTAACACCTGCCATTAGAGCTTCAGACACCTTGGCTAACGCAAATCTCTGCGTCTTGCCTACTTTCACATAAGTATCTGAGGGTATAACACCATCCCGTACCCATTTACGGGTCGTGGATAATGACACACTAAAATACTTTGCGACATCTTCAATGGGGACTAATTGCTCCATTACTTACCCTTCCTTATTGTTAGCGCGAATTCTGCGTCTACGTTTAGCCCCTTCGGAAGAAGGTCTGGGTTCTCTTCTAAGAACTCCTTTACATTCTTCTGGTTAAGACGCTTATCCAAGAACTCTGGTACTTCATGTTCAAGAATAAACTTGTGCATGTTCTCCCAATCGCTAGTCCAATACTTCTGCTTAACCGTACGGTAAAACGTACCAGCATCTGTCTTAACACTTTTGAGTTCGTTCTCTTTCAAGTAACCCAGTAACGCGCTTTTTATTTTGTCTTGCTGACTGACTAATTCGCCGTCAGCTTCCTTGTATTCAGCGGATAACTTATCCCGTTCTGCCTTGATCTTGAGGTAAACCTTAGTCATCTTAGCTAGGGGTATGCCACCCGCACCTATCGCATCAGCCATGTCCTTACCCTTTCATTGCCGAGAAAGGTAATATAAGGGTACATAGTGCCTTATGCAAGTAGTTCCTTGTATAAATCAATAATTTTTGTGTGTGAGTCTAATTTGTTATCTAGTAATGCGTATACATGACGTTCTACATCAGATCCTTGTAGCTGAACAACCGTACACTTATGGTCTTGACCGGCTCTGTGTATTCGGGCGTTGGCCTGTGCATAAGTCTCTACTGAACTGGTTGGCCCCCACCACACAATCGTGTTCGCGGCAGTGAGTGTTACCCCGTGTGCCGCAGCCTGTGGTTGAATAACTAGCACTTGTATACCGTCCTTGTCTTCTTGGAATGCTCTAAATATCTCAGTGCGTTTAGCTGCTGGTACGCTACCGCTGATGACTTCAGTGTTTATGTTGTCCCCACGTAGCTTGTCAGTGAGTATGGCTATGGTGTGTTTGAACGGTACGAACACTATGACTTTCTTACTGGACTCTACTATTACTTCACGTAACACGTTGTACCGATGCTTGATGTCGAACTCTATCGTGTCCTTACTATCGGCGTAGACCGCACCACCGGAGATTTGTAGTAGCTTGTTCATGTTGACCGCTGCCGTAGCCGCAGTTACATCTTCACCTGCCGCTTGCATAATCATCTTGTCTTTAAGCTCTTTGTAATACTTCTCTTGCTGCCTTGTAAGTGCAACCTCACGAGTCGTATACACTAGCTCTGGTAGGTCTAGGCACTCTTCTTTAGTGAACCTGATCGCTGGCTGTAGTGCATCAAAGACTATATCTGTAGCACTGGGCTTAGGAACCCACTTGAAGTTAGTCACCTTGTACATGACCTGATCGCGGAACGACCCCATGAAGCGTGGCACAGACTTCGGGTTAACAAGTTTAGCCAACCCGTAGGCATCCATTGGGCTTTGTGCAGCGGGTGTACCCGTCATCATCCACAACCATGTGTCGGAGGTAAGTATTTTATTGAGGGTCTTCCACCGCTTAGTCTGAGAATTCTTATAGTGCGTAGCCTCATCCACAATCACTAGATCAAACCCACCGTCTGCAACTGCGTCAGACACTATCTCCACACCGTCATAATTTATTATGACAAACTCAGCATCCCCTTCGATAACCTTCTGCCGTTGTTTAGCTGAACCGTAAGCCACATCTACCTTACGGTGCATGGCAAAGGTAAACAGGTCTTCTCGCCATGCTGAATCCATAATAGATAGAGGGCAGATTACCAGTACGCGGTTAATACGTTTCTTGGTTAGTAGGAAGTCTGCTGCCCAGATAGCACTGGCTGTCTTGCCTGTACCCTGCTCATTGAAACAAAAGGATCTCTTGTTCATGGTAAGAAACCCTGCGGTAGTCTTCTGGTGTTCAAACGGTTTGAACTTACCAGTCCACTTATACTGCCCCTCAATAGGTGAAGGTGCGTGTATGTTCATATTCTTCAGCACATGGGCTTCGTCTATGCCCCAGTTAACCAACACTCGATTTCCTGATAACTCCTTACTCTTAGGTATTACATCGGTTACTTTACCCGGCGCACGTAACCTCATAAGCAGTGCTTTGTTATCTATTACTTTCATTATTCCTCCCACGCAAAAAAGCGTGGAGGGGGTCTCCCCCCAAACACGCAAACTAAATTAGCCCCGCCTTCGACCACACTGACGGGAAAGTGTTCGAACGGAAGGGAATTAGTCTCCCGTGGTCTTGCTTAGTCCCGTCTTCGACCACACTGACGGGAAAGTGCTACTAGGAAGATAGGATAACTCCCTTGGCCTTGACTACTTACGCTTAGGCTTCTTACCATTGCGACTACGGTTAGCACTTTTACTTTCTACACGAACGCCGTCTGCGTTGCTACCGCCTTTACTTAACATCTTATTATGGCTGACATCTTTACCTTCACGCTTGTCAGCCCTACCGTTGTTATTAGCATCCCGCCCCTTCTTATCCATCGCACGCCTAGCACGCTGTCGTTCCATACGTGCTTTATGTGCCGCGCTACCTACTGGCGGGTTTGGCTGCGGCTTACGATCTGCTTTGTTCTTATACGGCATTAGTTTCTTCCGTTGTGTGGACACTCTAGTACAGGACACCATGCCTTGCACAACCCACTAGGGTTAGGGTTCCACGTATCATTGTTAAAGGCTGACTCCATGTCGCTGTACTTACCCAGCCATTTAGCCCATAACTTCTTTTCATCTTCTATGGCGTAGCGGTCTTTAATAAGATCCTCACTTACCACAAACAGTAATCCAGCCCGAACAGTCTCTACTTCGGGGTAGTGCTTGAAGGTAGCCAAAGCCATAAGCTCTAGCTGTCCCTTATCCGCGTACCTTGCAGACTTGCCGGTCTTGTAGTCTACCACCCAAGCCAGCTTGTCTTCACGATTGAGTATAACTAAATCAGCAATGCCTCGGAACCAAACATCATCAGCAAAGAAACTACACGCTTCCAGATCTTCGGTCAGACCCATCTTGATCTCGCATAGCTTCTCGCCTTTCTTATCGTTCAGTGCATCTAACATACCCTGTGCATAACTGAAACGTGGGTCTAGTTCACCACCGTCACGGATGTATATCTCCGCTGCTTCGTGAAAAGCTGTTCCATACAATGTAGCCTCAGACTCCTTGAACGGATACTGCTTGAGTACCTTCTCATGGTAGAACTGCTTGGGGCATTGCTGGAACGCCTTGATCTTACTAAAACTCCACGGGGCTATGCTCACTGCTAGACTTTTTCCTGTACGTGCAAAAACTTTATTTTTGGCTCGTCCTTGCGTAGCGCATGGTACTCCATCTGCACCTTAGCTGAGTTAATCATCTTGCCAGCAATGTTGGCTAGTTCAGAGGCTTCGTTAGCTGATATGTCACCCGAACGAAGCTCATCAAATACTTCTGCTAAGTACTTACGTAGTTCTACGACGTCTTGCATATTGGTCTCCTTTAAGTTCTCTTCTTAATTTCATTAGTTCCCGTCTAGCGTCAACAATTTCTTGGGGAAACTGCGAACCTTTTAGAGGGCTACCATCAGATAACATCTGCCGAGAGTAGGCTTCTGAAATGTTTTTTACTTTCTCTCTACTACGCCGTAGGTTATCTTCCCTTTTTTCTTCTGCATGAGCGGCGTTATACTTAGCGCGAGTGGCTTTTCCTTTTTCTGAGTGAATGTATTTAGTAGATGCAATCCTGTTCCCCGCCCGTACTTTGTCATAGTTGGCTGCTTCCCAAGCACGTTTTACTTCGTTATGTCTTGGTGACTGCCTATATATCTTCCTTTTCTCGCTTATACACGGCCTACAATTAGCATATCTTCTACGTCCATCAAGCCCCACCTTCCCCAGAGTGCAGTTAGCTACCACTACAAACTGCTTACAGAGATAACATAGCTTATGTTCCTCACCGTCTATAATCTTGTAGAGGTGCTCATGCCTACCTACCACACTCATACTATATTACTCGTACAATTACGTAGAATAATACAATAGCAACTGACGTACCCAACAGCGACCCCAGATATTGGTTTATAAAAGGTGTACTGGGGGGAGGCTGCGGGACTGAGCTAGGGGAGCTTATATCCTTGTAAAACAAATCCTGATACTCCTCGCGTTTCGTTTCCAACTCTTCGCGTGCCTTCAGACCTTTATCTGCTGTCCATGCGGATTGCTTCAACATAGTCTCCTTAGCTTGTTCTTCTAAGGTAGTTTGTGCGTCACGTTCTTGTTTCTTAGCATCGCGTAGCTTTTTAGCATTCACCTTGGCGGTGTACTTCTTAGCCGATGCTTTATTTCTAGCCAATATACGCTCGTACTCTTCCAAGGTTGCTATACGGTATACATCCGAAGCCACCTTATGTATGTAACCTTTACTTACACAACTTGAACTTATCCAATCTCGTAGTTCTCGCTTACTCTTTGGCTTAGGTAAGTCACTAGCGGGTATTAGTTTCCATATATCGTTTAAGGTAGCGGTGCTTCCTAAGCTACGTACTATGTCGTACAGGTAGAAAGCCCTGCTCTTTTTCTTCATGGGTTCCGGTGCTAACTTCTCTTCGGCATCCCAATCTTCGGCTTCGGTTAAAGTCTTCCGTATGTTCCTTAAATTTAATTGTTCATAACTCATCATTCACAGTCTCCGTATGATTTTGCTACACCGCTTTCACAATCAAGCGGCAGTCCTTCTGCCCACGTTGGTACATAGCGCATACACCCCTCTATGTACGTCTGGGCTTCTTCTACTTCCTTCTCCGATACACATGCGACAATAGAGTCGTGTACCGTAAGTACCGGCGGGTACTTCTTCGCAATCAGTAGCATCTGCTCACCGATTATACACCTAGCGACAGCTTGACAGACGTTCTCTATCACCTTGCCACCATACAACCTAGTTCGGCCTTTGCGAGTCTGGTACGTGTACTCCACACCCTTCTCACCTTGTGCGCCTTTTAGATCCTCATAGCGCATGACCAACCCAGAGGGTAACTTAATGCCTGTAACTGATCCAACAGCCCTCACTACACCGTTACCAAACTGCAACGAGTCACCCTTCGCTAGATACGCTACCATGTTCTGGGCTTCGCGCCATACGTGACCAATCTTCCAGTTAGCTTCACGGTAGATGTTGATGATACGCCTAGCTTCCTCGGCTGGTATAGAACGACCTAACGTCTTTAGCTGTTCTTGGAACCTTATGGCACCCATACCATACCCTGCACCAAGAATAGTGGTCTTACCTACGAACCGCTGATCCTTTGTTACTTGGTCTTCAGGTATGTTGTAAATACGTGCAGCCATCTTAACGTAGACATCTTCCTTATCACGGAAGGCTTGAGTCAGATCATCTTGTCCTGCGAACCACGCCAGCACTCGTGCTTCAATCTGCGACGAATCACAGTCCACTAACATGTAGCCATCAGGTGCGACGATACTCTTCTTTAACTTCTTACCATCTGGCCCACGGCTGGGTAGGTTCTGAATGTTGATCTTGTCATCACCACCCCATCTGCCGGTATGTGCTGCGTAGTATTTAACTGGCACCGGCATAGTCCCACGCTTAGATATGTCTATGAACCGTTGGGTACGTGTTTCTTCTAGCGTGCTCTTCAACCCAAGCCTAGCTGTAACAAGTAACTGTACCCGACTGTCTTCGTGCTGCTGCAATGCCTTGAACGCCTCATCGGTCTTGGCGAATGCTAACGTCTCCTTGCCTGTAGTAAGGCTGGTCTTCATCGGAGGTTCTACTCCCAAGCTCTTCAGCATCTCAGCGAACTTGGGGTTACTCATCAGCTCTTTCTTATCCTCTACACCACTATCAGATAACAACTTATCCTTAGCTTTCTTGGTGTCGTATAAGTGATCTTCAAGTAACTCAGTGTCTAGCTCTAGCAAGGGGTGTATGAACATACGTAGAGTGCGGTCAATCAGCTTTAGTTCCTGCTTCGGGAACCCCCTGCCCATTAGCCCAAACAGCTTATAGGTTAGCTCTACGTCATTGATGCAGTAGTCGCCGTACCTATCTAGCTCTTCATCAGTGAAGTCTAATCGGCGTTTAGCTACCGCGTTTAGTATTTCGTCCCCTTTTTTGCCCACCCCATATCTATCAGCAAGTGCCGCAAGGCTCCCACCAACCTCGACACCGTGAAGAGCACGAGCGATACACAAAGTATCAGCCCAGACGCGAGGCTTAACACCAAAGAGCCAAGACAGAATAGCACCGTCAAACATAGTGTTGTGAGCCAGAACCATGCTGCTCTCCCAATCGAATCCATCCAAGTACCCCTGTAGTTCGTTATGTGTGCCAGATGCCCATTCGGTAGGGCCGTTGTTTACTTTTACTCCTACGCCCACCACCTCAAATCTAGGGTCGCGTACATACTCCTCTGTGGTTAACTTCCTAAGTGAAAAGTCCTTGTCGTAGTAGGTCTCAAAGTCCAGTGTTATCAAATCCATGACTCGCCGTCCTTCTCGGTTAGCCAGATGCGGTAGTTACCGTCATTGGTTATCTTACGGCTTGTGATGTTCCAGCCATTACGTCTGGCAGTCATACGAATGGCGCGTACCTTGTGTCCGTACGGATCAACCAGAACAAATGAGTCACCCAAATTCATACGAGATAACGTGTCCTCGTACACGCGTTGGTTGTTGTACTGCTTATCAAACAACAGTACGCCCGTCTCTATTACTAACTCATCAAGCCCCTCATCCATTATCAGGCTCCCGCTGCTTGATGCTCTTGATCTCAATGAATCGTTGCTGGGGTATACGTAACACTATGCCTTCACCGTCTTCAGCGGCAAACCCAGCTTGCTCTTCGTTCTTGGCTTCCAGTAGCACGCGGGTCTCTATGATCGTCTGGAATGTAACTTCAAACTTCGGCATATCAACCCCCTAACCGTTTGATTTCAGCATCAATATAGAACCTGATCTTCTTGGCATCCCGTAGCTCATCAGAGTGTGATGACTCGCCGTAGCGATACGCCGCTCGGAAGATCTCACCGATCTGTGCATTCATGTTCTTGTGAGAGATTAGGTCTTGCAGTTCAGCCGCACCATCAGGTAACTCGTAATAGGATGCAGTGCTACCGTCACTTGTTTGCCCCGATCCCCACGTTGCCGGAGGAGTCGATACTCCCGACTGCTGTGTTTTATGTACCAGTGGTGATTTAGCCTCCGGCGTAGCGGGTTCCTTGTAACGTGTTACCGTGCCGTCAGAGCGTTGTTCTTCTAACTCGTACTCACGAATCATCTTATACGCATAGCTTGGGCTTACGTCACAGGTTTGAACTATCGCGGCTTTGGTAGCAGGCCAGTTCGCTGCTATGTAATTCAATACCAACTCACGTTTCACTGATGGTCTAGCCATTCTCGGTCTCCTCAAAATCAAATTCCATTTGGCGTGGGTCATTGCCCTTGCCGGTTAAATAGAACAGCACATCGTCTATGTTGTTCTCGTTCACGACTAACGAAATCCCCTTCGCTTCGTCAATGTCCTTCAGGTTCTTATCCTGCAATGGGGTGGTCTTACCCTTACCCGCCTTGCACTCAATACCAAAGAACTTACCCTCGTAGCACCCGACAATATCCGGTACGCCACTCTTACCGTAGCCGCCTGTAGCGGGGTAGAAGTAGTAAGCACTTAACGTCTTCAGTACATCAGCTACTTTCTTCTTCACTTTTGACTCTGGCGTTGCTGCCATCCTTAGTCTCCTTGAGTAGTTTAGTAACACTGGTTGTGAGCTTTTTAATCTCACGTTGGTTGGTTTCAATAGCTTTGCCCAAGTACGCAAAGTCTTGGCATAGGTCGTCAGTAGCACGGGTCAGGGTAGATATAGACTTAATGCTGTCCATCATCTCCTGCATCGTATCGTCATCAATTTCCATCTCTAGCGTTATCTTCGCCATACATTCTCCTAGGGAACAGGTCTCAG